GATCCTGAAAAACAAAGCAGGTAAAAAGGCGAGCCTGCAGTTTTATGTGAACGACGCCAAGGTCGAAACGATTGACCTGGACATTTCCAGTACAGCCGTGAAAACGTCCAGTATCATCAAAAGCGGATCGCAGGTAACGTTCACCATCGGAGATCTGAAAAAGGTGTACACGGATACATCCATTGCAGAAACCAAAGCAACTGAAATCACGTTCCGGTTCGAACAGTATTCGTCTGTGAATGCACTGGCATATAACGGTATTTACTGGGCTAAGTTCGTAAAGGACAACTGTGACACCTGGAAAAACATACCGAATAAGTTTAGTGCCAATGACGTGCTGGTGGCGGACTGCAATCAGGGCGAAATCTACCTGAACGGCGTGCGCTCCCCACAGCTGGGAGCGCTGGGCAACGACTGGGAAGATTTTGTGCTCCGGCCGGGGCTGAATCAGATCGGCGTTGCATATTCGACCTGGGTTGCAGATGAATATGCGCCGGTGCTGAAAGTACGATACCGGGAGGCGTTCTTATGATTATTTATTTTGCGAACAGAAGAATGGAAGTCCTCGGACAGGCGTCAACAGGTCTGCCGCGAGGTTTTTTTGCATCTAATGATAAAAAGATCGAAGACGTGGATACCGGAGTTGCATCGTTTGAATGTACGGTGTCATTTGAAAAATCCGAACAGCGGCAGCTGCAGGAAGTCGTCAAAGCGGGCAATTACATTCTGCGGAGTAATGGCGACGAAAAGGAGTTCTACACTATCATTGATTCGGAACTGGACATTGATGAGCAGGAAATCTACCTATACGCTGAAGACGCGGGGCTGGATCTGTTAAATGATATAGCGCAGGCGTTCGAGGCCACAGAAGCATACCCTATTAAATGGTATGTGGAAAAGTGGGCAGAAGATAGCGGTTTTGAGATCGGAATCAATGAAATCCCAGATCTGACCCGAAAGCTGAAATGGGAAGGTGAGAGCACTGTTACCGAGAGGTTGGCCAGTGTGGCCACCCAGTTTGATAATGCCGAGATCAGTTACACGTTTGATATTGACCGGCTGCAGGTACTGCACAAGTACATCAACATTCATAAAAAACGGGGCAAAGATACCGGTGAGGTGTTTAGAATCAACAAGAATCTGAACAACATCGTGATCAAAAGTTCTGTAGCTAATCTGGCGACTGCGTTGTATGTTACAGGTAGCACGCCAGAAGGGCAGGAAGATCCCATCACCTTAGCCGGTTATAAGTATGATGACGGCGATTTCTACGTTTCCGGAAAGTACCTGAAATCCCGAAAAGCAGTTAAGAAATGGAGCCGTTATCTATCGGAAACAGGTACAGGTGAGGGACACATTGAGAAAACGTATTCATTCGATACGACTAGCCAGAAAGAACTGTGCGCCCATGCTGTCACGGAGCTGAAAAAGATCTGTGATGCCGAAGTCAACTACGAAGTCGATATTGCAGAGCTGCCACCGACAGCCAAGATCGGGGACAGAATCAACCTGGTGGATGACAACGGGGAACTGTATCTGTCGGCTAGAATTTTGAAGCTGGAAGTATCCATTGCCAAGGATTCACAGAAAGCCACCCTGGGCGAATACCTGATAAAAAATAGCGGGATCAGCGACAAGGTGCAGGCGCTGGCGTCCCAGTTCGCCGAACTGGCAAAGAACCGGGTTTATTATACCTGGATCGTATATGCAGATGATGAAAACGGAAACGGGATCAGCCTGGAACCGGAAGGCAAAGTCTATGTCGGGATCGCGGCAAACCGGAAAACCATAGAGCCGGACTTGACAGATCCGACCGTATATAAATGGTCAAAGGTGGAAGGTGATCCGGGAAAATCCCTGATCAGCATCACGGAGCATTATCTGGTCAGCGATCAGGATAGCGGGATCACCATTGACACTACCGGATGGAGTACGGGAGCATCTGTGCCGGCTATGACGCCAGAAAAGAAGTACCTGTGGAATTATGAGACCCTGACCTATAGCGACGGGAGCACGGAAGATCTGGCGCCTAAAATCATCGGCGTATACGGTGACACGGGAAAAGACGGTAAAGCATCACCGTCCATCGTCACTATGACGAAGCAGTATTACCTGTCCACGTCAAGCACTGAAATGACAGGCGGAGAGTGGGTCAGAACGCTGCCGGAATGGACGGCAGGGAAATACCTGTGGTCACGCTGGTGTACCGAGTGGTCAGAACCGAACCCGACCCTGCTGACGTATTCAGAAGGAATCCTGGAAACGACCTGGAACGAAGT